CCAATAGTTTCTTTAGTATAGTGCTTCTCCTTTTCTTTCTTTTCTCTCTTACTAATCTTACCATCAGTGTCAGATTTCTCATACCACTTACCATCACAGTCATCATCCTGCCAGCGAGGCTCTTTCTTTCCTTTACCCTCACCAATAATTGATTGGCGATATTCATCAAAGCTATCTGCCCAAGGATTACTCATGACTTTAATTTTCTTTACCGTTGTATTTATTTAGTTAGAATTCTACTGGCAACTTGAAGCTTACTTCTCTAGCTTCAGATATCCAGCATCTAAACATCTCCTTTGCTTCATCTAAACAGATAAGATGGTTAGCACCTCTTCTAATTACCTTACCAGATCTATCACCATATTCAATCATAGATCCTAATTGAAATATATCACCAGCAATGTATTGTTCCCTGATAGACTTCTCTTCAGCAGGTATAACATTCAACATTACATAATGATATAGAACTCCATTCTGTTCTAAAGCAAGTTCTGTTATTGCTTTTGCTCTGGATTTTCTAACCACAATATTAATTGCATCAAACCCATTTTCGTATAATGACTGGAGGACATCGAAGATCGACTCTGCGTTCTTGTCGTCAATGATGGACTCGCTAATCTCAGGGTAGACATTTTTCAACTCCTCTATATCGGTATCCCTACTAGGGAAAATGTAAAAGGTAGATCCAGCAGATAACTCCTCAACTGTTGAGAAGATGTTACTACTGACACTATCATCGTCAAACTTATCAAATGCAATAGTCAAAGGACCAGCACTCTTAGCAGCAGCCATTGCTGCTTGTGTTCCTGAATCTACAGGACCACCACTACCAGCACCACTTCCTGATGGAGTTGGTTCAAGACCAAGGTTCTTTACAATATCCTTAGCAATACCAGAACGAGGTGCTGCCACTCCTCTTTCAGCAGGTTCACGACTAGTAGCATCATCAGCAGCTTTCTCTCTACCGACAAACTGTTTTAGTTCACCAGCAATAGTCTTGGCTTTTAGATTGCCTTGCTTATCGTACCAGTCACCGTGACCGTCTCCGACTAATCCCAATCGCTTCGCTTGTTGCGATGCTTTGGTAACCCTTGCCTCGGTTATGAATGTTAGGAACTGCTTCACTTATCTGTTGATAAATTTGTTTACGATTTTGATGTATATAAGTCAGACCAGAAGTCTGCATTTGTTTATATTTATCATCGCTCTCAGTGAACGCAATAAAAAACCTCATAAACTCTTTGATCTCTAAATTCTGAAGTTGCTTTCTTCTTTTCTTGATAGTATATTCTACTATCATTGCATCAATAACTTTCTTCATGCTCCTGCTATTTTGATAAATGGTCCCATACCTGGTGCTTCTTTTTTACATGCCTTATACATGCACTGCATGAAAGCATCAAACCTATTAGCATTATCAATTTGTTGATAAACTTTCAACCACTCTAATGCCCATAGTTTAGTACATAATCTATTACCACAAGGTACTTTAGGATCATTAGCAACAAACCTTTCATTCTCATCATCATCACATGCTGCATCTAATGCAGCACGAAATCCATTCTGAGTTGTAGTACCAGGTGACATAAAGTTTATAGGTGATCCACCTATTGTAGCAGATGCTAAAGAGTTTTGTAAACTTACCCAGTAACCTTTCATTTCATTTGTCCATGTCTGACCTGCTGCTGGTATTTGAGGATGTTGAGTAGGAGTATCAGGTGGAACCAACTGTATATTTGTAACAAAATTTCTTAGTTCCTGAATAGCAGCCTTACCTAGTTTAGCACCAGCACCTTCAGGTGTACCTTCATGCTGTGGATTCTCTCTTGCTGCTCTAGCACCAAATGCTCTTCCCTGTATCTTAATACTAAGATCTCTATCCCTCAGGAAGTAAGAAAACTCTTGGTTAGATGTCCATTCTCTAGCAGCAACATTCCAGTTCAAATCACATTTCAATTCTGCTATTCTAAAATGACGTACTGCTGCTAATGTTTGTGCTGCAGTTTTTAGTTCTCTACTAACCTCAAAGGAAGGTCTTTCTCTTTTTCTTTCATCAATAAACTTCAAAGATATAGGCATCAACTTATTCTCTTCTATATTCTCTATCATTATTTCATTCAATATACCCTTATTAGTTTCCTTCTGTGCTGGAGTTTGTGGGTTAGGTATGATCATAGCCTCACAGGTTTGTCGTATAATACTATCAGCAGATGCCTGTACTCCAACTATATCCATTGGATTCCAGTTATCTAAGGTAGATACTCCACATCTTTGCAGTGCTATACTATTCAAAAATCCCATCATCCCATTACCCCTAGACCACTGCCATCCATTCTTATTATGAACACCGTAGGATGACATGAACATACCAAGTGCTTCTAATTGAGAATAAAAATTCTGTCTCCATGCACGGGCAAAGGGAGTGTTGATTGGTTGACCATTCCTCATCCCTACATCTGGATATGTAGCACTAGGTCCAAAAAATGCAGCTTGTTCTAACTGATCCTTTTGATACTGGGTCAGATTTCCACTAGCATTCAGATAGGATTCGAAAAATAATCTAGAAGTATTTTCTTGTTTCTCAGTAGCTGCAGACATATGACCTCCTGTCGGAGGTATTTAGTCTAAATCAGGTAAACTATCTCCTTCAATACGAGTAATAGGTTTTCCATCACCATGAGTTAGATGTGGCATGTGAGGATATTTTTTCTCTAGATCAGCATATGACTTACCATACAATTCTGGATATCCACTAGTAACATTTCTTCCTTCTTTATCTACACCCTTAGCATGTATCTGTTGAGGTAATGCATAATACTTAAACTCTAACCAGTTATACCATGGATCACATATTACTGTCTTATGATGTGGTACATTCTGTCCACTCTGTGTCATACCAGTAGTAACTGTTTCTAATTCTCTATCTTTTCTACCTGGTCTTTCATTCCATCTAGATTTGAAACAATTTATCTCTGGATGCTCTACACAATGCTTTGCAATTGCCATATACTCATGATAATCTAAGAATATAGGACCATAATGCCTTGGCCACTTGTCATCATACTGTGGTATAGACGATGGACCTTCTATGATAGAAACATGATGACCTGCCATACCAACAATAAATCCAGGTACACCTTTAGCATCCTCACCATACAAACCAAACTTCAAATTATAAGTAAGACTACATCCTAGTACATCACAATACCAATGCTTTGCTGCTTCTAAATCAGGACAAGTATATGAAACATGAAAAATGGTCCTAGTAAAACAATCTTGAAAGATTGTCTTAGGACCTTTGTAACTCTTACCTAGCATATCCTGATCTAGGTACTTCTTATCATACTCTTGCTGTTCCATTCCAGTATTCTACTATAGGATGTTCTTTAGGATCTAAAGTATGTGGTTTAGGATCTTGATGTAATAAAGCAACTTGATGTGCAGGTGACTTCTGCATGAATATAGGTTCATTCCATTTCCTACCCTGATCCATATAACCTTCTCTATAAGAATAGAATACAGGTGGTAATGGTTTACGAACTATCTTTTCATTGTGATAGAAATCATCTGTTCCAGCATACTTAGCAACATACCCTTTAGGATCTTGCATCCACTTCTTATATATGTGGGTGTTATCTCTCCAGATCATACAACTAGAGTTGAACATTGACTTCTCAGGGTTTGCCAATTGATATGTTGCACCTCTCCAATAGGATCTAACTAAACTGAAATGATTTCTAGGTGACTTATGATCATGTAATAGTAATGTTGTTATATCTCCATGAATAATAGTATCAAGATCAAAGAATATCTTTCTATCAAACCCTTCTATCTGTGGAGCATTGAACATCAATATCTTACACCATGCTGGCCACCAGTTATCCCAATCCTTATACTCACTGACATCCATACTAACACAAGGCATGTCAACATCAGTTGGATCGTCAGTAAAACAAAAGAATGGTGCATCAGATTGTTGACGCACCATATCCTGCAGTTTATTTACATACTCTGCATTATATTTGTCACCTATCTTCAGGCAGGTAAAACAATAATTATCTATCACCTTCTCTCCTGTTCTCAGAATAGTACTCAGAGAAAGTACCATCAGGATATCTCTTAGATAGTTTATCGATATTCATATCACATATATCTTCAAGACTTATATCAAGTGCCATACATGCTTGTGCTACGTACCACATAACATCACCAAGTTCTATCTTGAGATGCTCTAAGTTATCCTGACTTGGAGGTTTGCCTTGGAAGATCATCTTCTTGACGATCTCCATAAACTCACCACCCTCTGCAGATATACCAACAGCAGCAGTAAGTAAACGTTGTATTGCTAAGTCACCACCTAGTTCCTGTAAACGATAAATGAAAGCATCAGCATCCTTAGACTCAGTGCTAGTTACCTTGTTTACAAATGTTGTATACTTATGAAAATTTGAAGTCATCGAATTTTGCTTTAGATTCCTCAGATTTATTATACTCTACTACATCAGTATCGTCAACTATATCACCTTGTGCTGACTGTTCACAATCATATAATCTCATCTTAGCACGATCAACACCAACCACAAATCTCTTATTCATAGTAGGGTCATTGTATCTGTTCTTCAACTGCTTAACCATTATTTGATTAAGTCCCTCCAGATCTTCGGTGCTAACCAAAGCGAACATGAGATCAGCAGTAGCTGGAAGACCAAAGCTTTCTGAAGTGTCAGTAAGATCAGGGTCGCTACTACTAAAGCCAGACCTTGTAGTTTGCGTTGCCGAGCAGATTGGTACGCTTGCTTCAACTGCCAGTCCTCGAAGCTCTTCAGCAATTGCCTTGACATAAGAATAAGAATTTACGTTTACTGCACCCCTATATCTAGAAGAGGCACATATGTTTAGATAGTCTACAAATATTATATCAGGTTCAAATGATTTCTTCAACTTTAGTTCTTGTAATAAAGACTTGAAGTGTCCTACGTGTGCTGATGCAGTCGGATACTCTTTGATAATAAGTTTACCTGATGTCTTTGCTGCAAGTTTATCAATCTTTTTATCAAAGGTACTCTTTGGTAATTCCTGTACATCCTTGATATTAGTGTTGAGTAAGTTTGCATCTATCCTTTCTGCAATCTTCTCCTCTGCCATCTCAAGTGTGATGTATAAAACATTTTTCCCCTGTAGTAAAACAGAAGAGGCAACGTGACACATGAATAAAGACTTACCAACGCCAGTGCCAGCAAGAACAATATTGAGAGTTTTATCAGAGAGACCACCTGATGTAATCTTATTGAAGTATTCCAAATCGAATGGAATCTTATTTTCAACTCTGTGATAGTAATCAAAACGATCTTTTGAATCATCAATATAGTCATGACCAACGTGGGTATCAAATCCTACTGCTAATGCATCTGATAGGATACTAGGAATAGCATCAGGTTTTCTTTTTTCATCCTTACCATCAGCAATCTTGATAGCCTCTACCAGTGCAGAGTAGATTGCTCTCTCCTTACACCAAGTCTCAGTATTATCAAGTATCCACTGTGAATCAGAATTAGATGGGTCTAGTGAATCGATAGTCAACCGAACCAACTTGAACACATCGTCAGATAAATCAGATCTCTTCTCTATCTCAACATGAAGAACTTCCTTATTAGGAACCTTATCATATTTTTCAAGAAAATTTCTTACCTCTTCAAAAACTACCTTATGAGAAACTTCCTCAAAGTAGTCATCAACGATAAATGGTATTACCTTTCTAGCATACTCCTCATCATTAATCAGACTCTTTAGAATTGTTAGTGCAAACATCTCCATAAGAAAATTCCTTAGCAGCACACTCCTCTAGAGCCTGCATAATGTATTGGTCAAAGTACTGTTCAGGATTCTTATAGACTTCTTTGGCATAAACTTTTTTGCCATTGATATCGTATCGATTCCCAACCTTTTTTATTATATCATATTTCTCTGCCAAGTCTAGTAATCCATAGTACTTGTCCAGACCACGCTCATCATAGTACAAACGTATCTCAACTTGTTTGTTCTCCTTACTCAAACGTGACTTGACTGTCTTAGCTTTGATAATGTTTCCGATGACTTCTTTGCCATCTTTTTCTTTGCTCTTGCTGAGATAAATGATTGTACTCGCTGCATACTTGAGTCCCGAACCTCCTCCCATTTCTTTAGTTGGAACATAAGCTCCGATGACATCATACGTATGATTCGTGACGATGAGTGGGACATTGGCTTGACCTAGTTTGAGTGTGAGCATTCTAAATGCACCTTTAACTAGTTGAGATTTTGTCATGTCTCTTACTAGTTTATCATCTAGTGCATCTCGTATTTCTTTCTCTGTGGAAAGCATACCTAAAGAGTCTAACACAAACATACAAGGTTTGCGATCCTCTGTAGGAGTTTTCAGATACATATCAATTGCTTTCAAAGCTTTACCACGGA